TGATGTATGAATAACTGTTTACGTTAGCGCCTGGTTTGATACGAGCAGAGCAACAAATGTTCAAATAGTCAATGTAGATAATATCTGGTCTGAAATTCTTCTTCAAGGCCAAATCATTCAACAAAGCACGGAAGTGCAAGGCGGATGCACTAGCAGTTGGATATTCTTTGATGATTAACTTACCATGCGTTTTGTTTTGTAGTGTAGAAAACTTACGAATGTAGTCATCTTTACCAATGGTGTGCAGTTCATTCAAATCAATGTTCAATAGATTAGCATCAATACGTTCTGCAATCTTTTCTTCGGCCATTTCCATTGTAATATACAATACATTTTGGCCCTCTGATAGATTTGCGGCTGCACAATGACACATGAACAAGGATTTACCAACACCAGTACCAGCAAGAGCAATGTTCAAAGTCTTGCGAGGCAGACCGCCTTTGGTAATTTTATTGAAATAGTCTAGGTCGAATCGAATACGTGATTCAACTTTATGATAGGACTCATAACGAGAATCGGCATCTTGCATGTAATCATGGCCGATATTGTTATCGAATGAAACACCAAGTGCATCACTCAATAGTTTTGGAATCTCACCCTTACTACGCTTCTCACTTTTACTATCAAGGATATTAACAGATTCCATGATAGCATTGTAAATGGCCTTGTCTTGGCAAAACTTTTCAGTTTGTTCAATTAGCCATTTTGTTTCACTTGGTTCATCTTTATGTTTGTGAATCTCATTCAACAGCTCAAGAGCCTCACGAACTTGTGGTTCTGTGAGGTTCTTTTTCTCTGTGAAATTAATTACAAGAGCTTCGTGAGTTGGTGGGTTCTTATACTTGTTGATGAAGTCAAAAACTTCTTTGAAAACTATTTGTTCGTTATTATTGGCAAAATAATCTGGTCGAATGAATGGTAATACCTTACGTGTATAATCCTCATTGTAAATCAGGTTCTTGATTATGGTCTGTTCTAATCGGTTCATTCGTTTTCTTTTCCAAAATTTGTTCTAACAACACACCCATAAATGTAACAAAATCTTCATTATTTTTCAAGGCCTCTGGCGTATATTCGCCAGGTTCTCCAATAACATATCCGAATTGTAGGCGAGCAACCATGCCTTCCTCTACAACTCGGACATTGGTGTAGTGGTATGCTACACCTTTAAATTCGCCTTTTAAAATTTCGATTGCAGTTACTTTACGGTCTTCACCATCAGCAAAGTGATAGTCTAGGTCAAAGAACCTGTAATCTACATCTTCTTCAAGCATCTTCGGTTTCTTCCACCATAGGAGTTTTTCCCATAATGTCGCCATAAGCAATCTCATATTTTTGTTTTACAAATTCTTTAAATTTATTGTCATTCAAAATTGATTCCATAAAATCAGCTGTTGTTGTATCAGCAAGACGTTTCTTGTCACCAATTTCACCTGTAGATTGGTCTACCTTTGCATACCAACCATTGCTTGGTTTGACCACATGTCCGGATTCAAGTGCAAGGTCAAGTACACCACTATACTTACTAATACCACCATCAAAAGATACAGAAATAGGTATTTTAGATTTTTCTTTAACATAACGAGATTTTTCTACGTTGATAATAAAATGATAGCCAACAATTTCAGTACCATCTTTATCCTGTTGGCGACCAAGGATGTAAATGTTATCAGCAGAATAGTAAGAACCTGTACCACCACCAACGATATCTTTCGGGAACATACCAATCTCTTTGTATGTGTGGTTCACAACAACCATTGGAATATCTTTGATAGTCAAGTGTGGTGTAATCATACGGAACAAACTCTTAACTTGTTTCGCACGAGACATATCTGCAACAGATTTACCCTCAAGTGCATCTTCAACTTCTTTCTTTGATGCAAGGTTACCAATTGAATCAAGAATGACCATCAGTTTATCACCACGCTCAATGTTTTCGAATTGTTGCATGATATCAAACTTCAACTGTTCGATGTTGGTCAATGGTGTGTGCAACACCCTATCCATATCAATACCAAATGTTTCAAAGTATTTGACTGGTGTGCCAAACTCAGAATCATAGAACAATAGAATCGCTTCTGGATATTTGTCCATGTAAGATTTTGCCATCAATAAACTGAACGCTGTCTTAAAGTGTTTTGATGGGCCTGCCCACATTGTAAGACCTGGCGTAATACCGCCATCTAAACGACCAGATAGTGCCACGTTAATCATTGGCACAGCTGTCGGAATCATATCTTTATCCGTAAAGAACTTCGACTTAGATAGAATTGCACTATCTTTGATTGTCGAGTTCTTTTTTAGTTTTTCAAGCAAACTCATTTAAATTCTCCATTTATTTTCGTAATCTTCGACTTGGGTATAATTTCATTATTCTCATCTACGAAAAAGGATTCTAAACTATTTCCACCTAAGTTGTCAAGTGGTTTAGATTTCTTTGCCTTCTTCTTCGTAACAGGTAAGTCTTCCTGTTTATATCTGTTTCTATATGTTTGATTGGCTGCTATGAGTAACAAAACGGCAAGAGGGTCAAACACAAAAATGATTACTATAATTACAGCCCTTACAGCTTTATCTATGAATGAAGGGTCTTCTTTATCATAGAACAACTCGGCGATGTATTTGATAGGACCAATTTCTGCCGCCAGTTTGTTTTCTTCGGCAAGTAAAGGCAGTTTATCATTTGAAATGCGTTTTAATTCTGCCTGTGTTTCCTGAATTTGAATATCAATCTTACGTGATGCAGTTGCTGGGTCACCAGCACGTTTCAGTAAATACTCCAATCTTTCACGAGCAATCTTTTCTTGTGTCTCTAATGTCTTTATTTGAACTGTGTTTGCACCAAGTGTTACGTTAGATTCAAGGTGTGCCTTTGACAAGTAACCAAATATACCCATTGAAGTTATTAACATCAACAAAATAATGGCACTTAAAAAATAGTAACGCATTATTCGCACAGTATCATTCCAATTGTTATATAGCCAAGATACTGTTACCAATTTTGATATTTCGAGGACAGAACCCATCAATATGATTGGCCAAAAAGAACCTGGAAATATCTGTGCAAGACCAATCACAGAATAGTATGCAGCTATTCCAGATAAACCGATTGCAGTTAAAAATGGTAACAATGCTTGTAACATATTTTTTTAAGGATTATGTTTCGAATGTGGAACATCAAACACAAACGTAATCCTCACCTCATCTCCAATATTTTTAGTTCCATGTGGAAGTTTATTGTTGAACCACAGCAAAGTTCCAGGTTCAACAATAACTGATTCACCACCTACTGTATATTCATAACGACCTTGGATAGAGAGGTGGTACCTATCCCTTGTCAAATAATAACTTCCAAAATCTATGTGTGTACCAACAATTTCACCAACAGGCAATGACAGAAAAGCACACCGTGAAAACTTTTTGAAGTTTCGTTTTAGAAATCCAACAATCTCGGTGTGCTTATTATAAGCAGGTGTTGGGATACAAATCTCTGTATCACCAACAAACTCATCTGCTCGAGTAACTGCACCGATGACCAACTGTAACACATCAGCAGTAACAATATACTTTGTTGGGTCTACTTGGTCTGTTCCACTTAATTTCTTTTGTGAACCCCAATCTTCTGGATATTTTTCTAGTTGTCTCAATATCTTTGAAACATTGATACCAGTTTTAATGATACGAATATTATCCAAAGAAACTCTCCAATGAATTACTTTTCTCTGTTGACCATTCGATACAATCTAAAATTACTTTGATTGGTTCAAGGAATGATTTACTGAATTGCATATCATAATCAATATAGTCATGCAAACCAAATTCAGCAGGCAGTCTATTGGGAAAAGAAATGACCGTATCTTTAAATGCATTAGGTTGTTTTAGATAAGCAAACTTAATCTTTTCACCCTCTTGAATTCTAGGATATTTCTTTTCAAGGCCCAACAACTTCAAATTGAAATTGTAAATGATAGCACCCTTAACATGAATAGGTGTGCCTTTCTTATACAACGTGGCAGAATCAGAATAATCTTTTAGACCATTCAATCCACGAGGAAAAGAAATTTCTTCTGGCGGAAGACTCTTAAATTCTTGTTTGAATTGTTCAATGAAATCGTGAATGTCAGATTCAGTACCATTCATCATAATGTTAATTGATTGTCGCATCTTCTCACGCACAGGCGCAGGAGTAGATGACTTGACCATTTCAAGGCCCATCACTTTGATTTGAGGTTCATTGTATGCAACGCCTTCGTTGTTATACACATTCAGAATATACCGTTTCTTTGCAGTCCAAATGCCTTTGTTCGAAAGCGCTTCACGCTTCATTTGCATTTTTTGGTCATACGCATGAACATACGTAGCAAGTTCCTGGTAACTCTTATCAATGAACGGTTGTATTTTATCCTCACATACACGGTCCATGAAGTCAATAACTTTCTGTTTGTCGATGTTTGGAGAGACAGAGTTTTTCTGTCCAGTTCCATAAACTTTATCAACAAGTGGACCAAGATTAAGATAAATTGAATCTGTGTCTGAGGCGATAACATAATCTGTATTTGTTTTCAACAATGAATTTAGGTATTCATTGAGTTTACTTTCAATCCACCTAATAGACAACTGACCAGCAGTAGTGACCCCAAGAGCCATTCGTAAATCATAAAAGCGGAAATACTGGCTACCAAGAGCACCGTAAGCAGAGTTAAGAGAAACTTTCTTTGCAAGTTGTAGGTTGTTATATCTAGCGATTCGTTTTTCAATTTCATATAGTTTAGATTTATCTTTTTCAACTTCATACTCCTTCTTGGCAGTAATCATCATCTTCTTAAATTTGGAACGGTCAACATACATTTCTTCCAACATTCTAGGTAAGAAACCTTGTCTTTCGGTTGTGAAATATTGTCCGTTCGGTGTGATGGTCACACCTTCAAGTTTAGATAAATCAACTTCTTTCATAAGAAGTTTCTCAACAGAAACACCACGAGAAATCACTTCACGCATATCAGATGTATAATCTTTTACTTCAATCAAAGTTTCTGGTGAAATATTATATTGCATCATCAAATGAGGATACAAACTGTTCAAGTCAAAAGATGCAACCCAATTATGAAGACCGATTTGTGGTTCTTTAACATACGCACCTTCAAAGGCAGAGTTTTTGGTCTTATCTTCTTTTGGTGGCACAATGATGTTTTTGTCCAACAGGTAGTTGTAAATCAGAGCATCCCACATACGGGTCTGTGCAAAGATATCTTCAAAATTACATTTCGTATCATAACCAAGAGTTAGTCCCAATTCAATCAGTTTCAGTTTATCTTCTAATTGAAATACCAAGTCAACGTCTTTGATGTTATACTCAATAAACTTTTGATGGTCAAGGCGATACAGTTGGTGCAGGTTATCAAACTCATCATATGATAGTTTGTTTTCACCTAGTTCAACTGATGCAATATGGTCGAGGCGATATGATTCTTGTGACTTACCATTAGGCGCATACCAACGATACAGTTCAATGTAGTCAAGTGTTGAAAGACCAACGAATTCATATGCGGTCAATTCTCGGTTGTTTACAACAGCCTTACGACTATTGATGAAACCCCAAGGCGACAACTTCTTAGTTTCATCTTCACCAAGAATTTTATTGAATCGGTTCACAAGATATGGAATATCAAAGAACTTAATGTTCCAACCAGAGATAACATCAGGACAATTTTCTTCCCAATATCTCAAAAACTTTTTACAAAGGTTATATTCATCATCACATTTCACATATGTGATTTCACCTTTTGTGTTCTTGTCTTTCTCACGGTCATACTCACCACAACCCCAAACGACAACATCACCATTTAGATAACGCAAACAAATAGCTGTAATGGGTTCATTAGCAAGGTATGGGTCAGGGAAACCATTCTCTGAACCAACCTCAATATCGAACATTGCAATTGATAATTGATTTATGTCCCACTCAACCATGCCTTTCTGTGTGTCAGCAATAAATGCATAGGCATAACTGTTGTTACCATAAATCTTAAAGTTTTCAACTTCATTATATCGTTTAACGAAATCACGAGCCTCACGAATAGATTCGAATTTCATAGGCTCAAGATATTCACCTTCGAGTGTGGTGAAGTTGGTCTGTTTCTTAGATGGCAAATACAAAGTCGGCGTATAAGCAATTTTAAGCTTAACACGCCGACCGTCTTTGACACCTCTATAAAGAATATTGTTGCCGATACTGGCAACATTGGTGTAATATCTAGTCATTCAATAATTATATCACATCTTTGGAATGGCTGAGGCAATTTGAATACCACTACCAAATACTTGATTATATTGATTCTCCAATTCTACAACAGGAGTAGTAATGCAGAGAACTGAATCCATCGGCACTTTAATTCCTGTTGAAAACTCTTGTGAGTATTCCAAGAAAGGAGCAAAACCAATCATAGGGCCTTCTTTTGAAGGTTGCACAATTACTTGAACTGGTTTTTTAATTACGACTTCACCATTGTCGGTGCAATCAATATGGCCCAAAATTGTTTGGTTTGTCTTGAATGTTATTAACTGTATCGTCATATTTTTTAATCTCAATAACTGATTCTATAGGTTGTTTATTGGCATAATCTACGGCTTCAGCAAAAGTTGGAAAACTTCTGGAAGAAACCATTTGGCTGCCTGTCATATAATAGGTAACTTTATACATTTACCTCTGTCTCCAAGGGAAGAACACCGATGGTTACCCATCGTTTAGGGAAAAGCATTTCCCTTCCACGATAATCGTTCATATCGGCAGTTGGGTCTTGAACCCAACCAAGAACTTCAACCATATTGTCGAATTCCCGTAAATGCAAATCATACCGGTCTGCACGAGGCAGTTTATATTCAACGGCGAGTTTCTTTGCAATTTCACGAATGTTCATATTTTCTTTCATAGTTTCAACAGAATAAATGTATTATAACAGGATTATTGTTTGTATGCAACCCTTTGTTGCAAGTTTGCCTTAAATAATTTCGTAGTCTTCTTTACCGCAACCACATTCAGGGCAGACAAAATCATCAGGTAAAGTATTCCAATGACCTTCTGTCTCATCATCATGTTCGTGACCACATACTACACACACATGTACTTCATTCATTATAATGTCTCCAATATTTCTTTATATGCATTTGCATGACGTTCTTCTACTTTCTTTAAAGCATGAAAACGCTTTTCAGCTTTGACGAGTAGTTTCTTAAATTGTTCGGCATGTTCAGCACTTTCAACAATTTGATTTCTAAATTCGTTGAGTGTAATTGTATCACCTTCAACAAGTGCTTCTGCTTCAAATTTAGGATACATTGTAGTGAACTCATATGTCTCACCCTCAATGGCCTTTTCTAAACATTCTTTCGTTGATGGTTTACCAATCAACAATTCAAGATGACCCCATGCATGTAGAATCTCTTGGTCTGCTGTGTGTTCAAAGTGTTTAGCAACA